TTACGCCGCAGGAGCAGCAGGCCAGGTGATATCGGGTGCGGTGGATGTGTCAACTCTATTTAAAAGCACACGATAATTCCGCCACTCAGCTAATAGCGTAACTTCACGGTCTGTTGCCATACCAAGATCAACAGCATCCTGAAAGGGTGCAATTACTAATGCAGCGTCAGAAAGTAGTTTGCTCTTCATTGCTTGGGCATTCGCAACTGCTTGCGAGGATGTCAGTTGGGGAGCATTTATTAATACAGGGTAACCATTATGGTCGGTTGTAATTACCATTCCTGATGCTTGCCCCTGAATTAATTCAGACCATACCTCATCAGTCACAGGTACTTGCTTATTTGAAATACATTCAAATGTAAAACCCGTATCAGTTGCATAAAACATTAGATTCCCCCCATTGCAATATATTTAAAATCAAATGTCCCATTAATCAGTGCACCATTAACCACATGTCGCGCATAAATAGTTACGGTTCCTGCACCGGCTGGTGTTGCCGCAAAACTAATTGCGCCATTCCCCACATCAATAGCAATAAATGAAAAATAGGCATCGCTGAATGCTAATGGTAACGTGAATATCACAGTACCATTAGAAAATACTCCGGAGCCCTTTCCTTGCATAATCCGTCGTTTTTTAGCGATATCGATGGCTGAAAATACACCGTCGAGATGGTATTCCGTAAATTCACTATTGATTTCATTTACTACAAAGGCGGTTGTTGCCAGTTGTGTCGTTCTCGTTCCTGCTACAGCGGTCGGTGCCGCAGGAGTACCGGTAAATGCCGGGCTTTCAATCGGGGCATACTGCTTATGCGGGTTAACGGCAACGACATGATCAGCCAGTAAGGTATCGGCATAGCGCCGTGTCGCCAGTGCCACCGTCGGGTCAAATTTCAGCGTTATCGCATCGGTACGGCTGACAATCAGGATCATGCGCACCGTCTGCACCCGGCCCGATCCTTCCTTCAGTTCCGGTTTATAGGTTTCCGGGCAGTTACCGAGCGCAATCAAGTCACCATCAACATCGTACAACCCGATTTCACGCAGCCAGAATCCCCCTTCATTTTCCGGGATCACTTGCTCGGCAATCATCTGATTGGTGTTGTCCGGGTCAACCGTTAGCGAGTTGATCACCCCACGTCGCTTTTCATTGACCAATTTGGTTTGCAGCGGATCGGGAGTGGGGAGTACACCGTTGCCATCCCCCACGCCCATTTGGGCCAGCTCCAGCGCTTTTCCTGCGGCTATCGCCGCCGCCAGCTTTTTCTCACCCACCTGGGTGAGCAAGGTAAAGTATTTCGTTCCCATCGTTTCTCTCATCAGCATGAATGTAAAGGAAAAGGTCAGGCAGTCGTCGGGGAGAATCAGCACACGGCAAGCGTGCACTGTCCTGTCTGCCGTCTGACAACCATTATGCTGATGGCCCGTTAAATCACCCGCTCATACGGGTGTAGCAGCGATGGCACAACATCATCACTACAGGGTCGGTAAACAGGAACGAGCGATAAGACCCAGGAGGGATAACGCATTGGAATGGGGTAGCAAAAAACAACCCGTTCGGAATAACAACGCCGCGTTATTCCGAACGGGTGTAGCGTCTCATCAGTGTGATGGAGGGGTCGGCCAGTCGATGTCCGGTGTATGACTCAAATCGACGCGACTTAACTGCACCAGATAGATTTTCCAGCTTTTAAGCGCCTCGGTTTCCTGCTCGGTGGCGATGTCCAGTTCCTGCGCATAGGTCAGCTCGCGAATGCGGTCATGTGCTATCTGGCGACGGGCGTCATACTCCTGTCGGGCCGATTGCGCCAGGCTTGCCTGATAGGCCGCCGTATCCGTTACCCATTGCGCCCCCTCCCAGCGGTCAAAGGCACTGGCAGGCGGCAGCAGGGTGAGGTTTGCGGGCAACGCACCCAGCTCACTCACCACCTGTGGCTGACGGGTCTGCGTATCGTAAGCGGTCTGCCCACGTAAATCAGGCACCCATTCCCACTGCAGGCCGTCAGATGAACGCCGTAGCGCTTGCCCTTCCACCTCTGGCTGCGGCGGCTCATCGGCGTAGCTATGGGCGGGAATCCCGGTACCGACCATCAGGTATTCATCGCTGTAACCATCGAACTCACGGGTGAGCACATCCACGTGGTACACCCGCAACCAACCTGCCTGAGTAGCCAGCCCGTCTGCCGCCAGCACTGCGCGCACGTCCTGCGTCGATATCGTCATTACGCCGCCCTCACGATGTAGTTAAAGGCGATGTTACGAGGCCTGATATACCATTTACCTCTTGAGCCATTCGACGTAGCTCCCGGAATATTGCTCAGTGCTCCTGTCATTGATAAATCAAAACCACGCTCAGTATTCCCAAGAGCGATAGCTGATGCAGTTGTACCGTTTTCTAAATCTGGTTGTATCCACGTAGATTCTTGCATAGATAGCAATGATCTACCTGAATCTATCCCTCTCCCATCATCCCAGCCACGAATAAATTCACCGCGCAAATCCGGCAACACGCCAGACGGGTAGACCTGCGCCAGCCGGGGATAAGCGCTTTTATCAAACGACTGGCCGTTACATTTCAGCCAGCCCGCCGGGGCGGTCGCCTGCGGCCAGGGTTGTGGGATCCCCACAAACTCACTGATCAGCAGGTACTGCGAATGCGGGTTAGGCTCAGCAAGATGCCCGGCCAGCAGTGTGTCGGCATAACGCCGTGTCGCCAGCGCCACCGTCGGGTCAAATTTTAGGGTGATGGCATCAGTACGGCTGACGATCAGAATCATGCGCACGGTCTGAATCCGGCCCGACCCTTCCTTCAGTTCGGGTTTATAGGTTTCCGGGCAGTTTGCCACCGCAATCAGATTACCGGCCGCATCATAAAGCCCCACCTCACGCAGCCAGAACCCCCCTTCATTTTCAGGGATTACCTGCTCGGCAATAACCTGACCGGGGTTATCCGGGTCCACACTCAGGGAATTAATCGCCGCCCGGCGTTTTTCATTCACCAGTGATGTCTGCGTCGGGTCCGGTGCCTGTAATACACCACCGCCATCCCCCACCCCCATTTGGGTAATTTCCAGCGGTTTTCCGGTTGAGATTGCCTGCGCTAATTTCGCCTCACCGATATGAGTGAGAATCGTAAAATATTTAGTTCCCATCGTTTATCTCGTCTGAATAAATTTAAAATAGAGTCAGCGGCAAAAATATTGCCGTAATACCAGAGTCGAGTGTTCGTTCTGCGTTCTCACAACCATTATGCAAAGATACTAAAATAATTACCTGTTGATGGCGTTGTTTCTGCTATGACACAACAGATGGGATAAATATACCTTCAGGTAATAATTTCATTAAAAACAAGCATGCTGTAGTTGTAAGAAATAAATCCCATCCCCCAAAATAAATTTGTATTGTTTTATCCATACTGCCGATGAATAAATAACACTCTTTTTTATATCTATTATGCCGCCTTTACGATGTAGTTAAAGGCAATGTTTCGGGGACGCGTTTCTGCACCACCTGCTGGCGAGACCGCAATAGTAGTAGTGCCATAATATGGTTCATCACCAAACACTGCATTGCCTGCTGTTGCTGGTGCTCGGTCAAGACTTACCGTATATGTATGTGAGTGATTTTTAAACTCATCAGATTGCAACACTAACAACTGCCGACCACTATCCACCCCACGCCCATCATCCCAACCACGAATAAACTCACCACGCAAATCAGGCAATACTCCCGACGGGTAGACCTGTGCCAGCCGTGGATACAGGTTTCTATCAAACGCCTGACCGTTGCATTTGAGCCAGCCCGAAGGCACGTTAGCCTGCGGCCAGGGCAGTGGAATACCCACGATGTCATTAATATCCAGTTTTAGTTTGATGTTGTTATCGGTTTTATCTGACAGTGAATTCACCGCCCCTGCCACAAATGCCGTCGTTGCCAATTGTGTTGTGGTCGTTCCTGCCACTGCGGTCGGCGCGGTGGGAATGCCCGTCAATGCAGGGCTTTCAATCGGCGCATACTGCTTGTGCGGATTCGCCTCACTCACATGGCTGGTCATCAGCGTATCGGCGTAGGCTTTCACCTCAATGGCTTTGTCATCAACCGACTGACGGGTTGCCAGTACCACCGACGGGTCCACTTTCAAGGTAACGGCGCTGGCATTGCTAACCACCAAAATCATACGCACGGTTTGCACGCGACCCGAGCCTTCCTGCAACTGCGGTTTGTAGGTGTCCGGGCAGTTGGCGACTGCGATCAAATCCCCATCCGCATCATATAACCCGATCTCACGCAGCCAGAATCCGCCTTCATTTTCCGGGATCACCTGTTCGGCAATAATCTGGTTTGGGTTATTGGGGTCCACTCTCAGGGCATTCAATACCGCCCGGCGTTTTTCATTAATTAATGCCGTCTGTGCCGGGTCTGGCGTTGTTGGGTTACCGCCCCCATCGCCTATCCCCATGTGGGTAATATTCAGCATTTTTCCTAATGCCGCGGCATTCGCCAGTTTCGCCCTTCCCACCTGGGTGAGCAATGTCATGTATTTCACCGTCATACCATTTTCCTTTCAGGTCAGCTTAATCCGTCATATGGCATCGCAATCCGTACCGCGAAGACTGCCGTCTGTTTTTGCAAGCCATTTCATTTTGTTGTTGCCTCTGACAACATTATGCAAAGAGACGGCAGGCAAATCGTCTGGCTGGCGTTGTATCCGCCATGGCACAACAACACGGGTGAAAAAAACCCGCCATCAAGGCGGGGAACGTTAAAAAAGACGATGAGAAAAACTAAAAAGAAAAATACGGTTATTTATTTTCAGGTAATAACGGCCATTCAATAGTGACGGGAAACCCCGCCTGTTCAGGAATCTTGCGCAGTGCCTCCCGATATATCCGCCAGGCCTGTTGATCTACTGGGGCATCAGGCGCTTGCGTCCAGTCACTGGTAGCCAATAAGCTATCTCGTTGACGCCGTGCGGCCTCCGCCAACTGCGTTTTCGATGGTGATGCCGGTGTAACCGCTATCGGTTTTTGGGTTGATTCATCAAACACAATAGCGTTACCAAGAACCTGTTGGCTTAATAAGTCCTGATAATCATCATCACTGATTTCAATAACATCATCAGGAACATTAGCACCATGAATTTCACGGCTATAAAAACCATTAGACGATTTAGAGTAAAACATATTACACCTCAATTCCCTATTGCAATAAACTGATATGAAATACCCGAAGAGAACTCAACGGAACCACCATTACGAACAAAGGCACCATAGCCTTTCAGCATTTCTTTTGTACTATTACTTTGCCCATACACTGTCACCCCCGTATAATTCCAGCCAACGGAGTTATTTTCCGTAATAACGACGGAGAAGATATTATTAGGATAGGCAATAGGGAATAGCTGGTTGATAACTCCCGCGCCTAAGGTTACCCCGGTCCCCCATTGCATAATAATGCCGGACGGTAAAATTTGATAACCATTCAACCCTACACCAGCAGCGCCTACACCACCAATCGCACGCCACTGTGGCCCCGTGGAAAGGAATTTTATATTCGTCCCACTTTTAACCGTCATCGTATTTGAGCCAGATGGGTTATTGGGCCCCAGAATATTCACCCCTGCACCAGAAATCGTCACAGCTCCGTTGGAGATATTATTGAACTCAATAACCCCACCAGCGCAAAGGGACGCGTTCGGTAACGTAATCGTAATACCTGCCACCTGGGCTTCAATAAAGCAGCCAAACGCATCACCGGTTAACACCTGGCTTTCTTTGACACCCAATACCGACCGCATATTACCCAAGGCTCTTTGCACAAACGCCGTAGTCGCAATACTGCTATCCGCATCAAATAAAGGTGGCGTTGGTGCCGCGGGATTACCGGTAAATACCGGGCTTTCAATCGGTGCATACTGCTTATGTGGATTTACAGCAGCAGTATGTGCGGCTAATCCATTGTCGGTATAGGATTTAACTTCCGTGATTTTCGTATCGGTATACGCCTGCGACGATAATGCCTTGTCGTCAACATATTGCCGACTTGCCAACACTACCGCCGGGTCAATTTTCAATGACACTGCATCAGTCTGGCTGACAGCCAGAATCATGCGCACTGTCTGTACACGACCAGAGCCTTCCTGCATCTGCGGTTTATAGGTTTCCGGGCAGTTGGCTACCGCGATCAAATCCCCATCTGCATCGTATAACCCGATTTCACGCAGCCAGAACCCCCCTTCATTTTCTGGAATTATCTGCTCGGCAATAATTTGGTTCGGATTAGCGGGGTCCACGTTCAGGGTCGTTAATTCCGCCCGACGTTTTTCATTAATTAATGCCGTCTGAGTCAGATTAGGTGTTGTCGGGTTACCGCCGCCATCCCCCACCCCCATATGGGTAATATTCAGTATTTTCCCTAATGCCGTGGCATTCGCCAGTTTCGACGCTCCCACCTGAGTGAGCAATGCTATATATTTCGCCGCCATACCATTTTCCTTCCGGGTTACCTTAAACAGTCATGTTGTATCGCCATAATGCACAGCAAGAATCACCACCTGCTTTTGCAAGCCATTTCATGTTGTTGTTGCCTCTGACAACATTATGCAAAGAGATAGGGGGTAAATCGTCCGACGGGGGTTGTATCTACCATGGCACAACAGTGCTGATAAAAATAAACCCGCCATCAAGGCGGGTAGAAAAAGAGTGATATATTCAGTCAATCCAGTTCAAATAGAATAATCAATGTGTTTTTATTCACAGAAGATATTTACTACAGTGGAAAAATATCTCTCGTTTATGCGGCTCTCACAATGTAGTTAAAGGCGATATTTCGTGGACGAGTCACCCCCCAATAAGGAGAACCAATCGACTCCTGAGTACTAGATGTAGCTATCCAATATATTGACCTTGCTATCGAATCTGGTTTATCCGCATTACATTCTTGCAAATTCCCAATACCCTGCACTGCGGGTGTATTACCATTATCACCTGTAATATAAGTACCAGCCTGTGCAGACCCGAGAACTCGTCCTTCATCCACTCCTCTCCCATCATCCCAGCCACGAATAAACTCGCCACGCAAATCGGGCAACAAGCCTGATGGATAAACCTGCGCCAACTTGGGATACAGATTTTTATCGAACGACTGACCGTTACATTTAAGCCAGCCAGTGGGTGCCATAGACTGCGGCCAGGGCAATGGAATACCCGCAATTTCATCAAGTGGGAGATTGGCACCTGAGACACGCCAATCGCCCCCCGTCGTCAGTAAGCGTACGTAAGTTCCGCTCTGCAATACGATACTGTCCGGCCCCACAGGGGTTACGGAACCCACAATACTTTTCCCCGCTCCAGAGACCGAGAGCACACCCCCGCTGGCATTGCGCAGCTCAATTACCCCGCCTTGACATAGGGTTGCATCAGGCAAAGTAAGTGTAATACCGGGTGAAATGACTTCAATAAAGCGCCCAAACGCATCAGGGGTCAGTGTGGTCGACTCTTTTATCTGGTATACACCCTGTAAATTACCCAGTGATCTTTGCACAAACGCCGTAGTCGCAATACTGCTATCCGCATCAAATAAAGGTGGTGTCGGTGCGGTGGGATTACCGGTAAATACCGGGCTTTCAATCGGCGCATACTGCTTGTGTGGATTCACAGCAGCAATATGTGCAGCTAATCCATTGTCGGTATAGGATTTAACTTCCGTTACTTTCGTATTGGTATACGTCTGCGAAGATAATGCCTTGTCATCGACATATTGCCGACTCGCCAACACCACCGCCGGGTCAATTTTCAATGACACCGCATCAACCTGGCTGACAGCCAGAATCATACGTACCGTCTGTACACGGCCAGAACCCTCCTGTAACTGCGGTTTATAAGTTTCCGGGCAGTTAGCTACCGCAATCAAATTATCATCGTCATCGTACAAACCAATTTCCCGCAGCCAGAATCCCCCCTCGTTTTCCGGGATAACCTGTTCGACAATAATCTGGTTCGCGTTAGTGGGGTCGATACTCAACGAATTAATCGCAGCGCGGCGTTTTTCATTCAACAGCGCAGTCTGGGAGGGGTTCGGCGTGGGTAATATACCACCGCCATCGCCTACGCCCATCCGTGCGATCGCCAATTGTTTTCCCTGCGCGATGGCATTAGCCAGCCTGGCGGCTCCCACCTGGGTAAGCAGAGCCGTATATTTCGTACTCAT